GTGCGGGACCTGTAGCACCCATACCACCGTATGAGACTGCCGCATATCCTGACTGTGCTGTAGCAAAAGTAAGTGTTAATGTCGAATCATTTAAAAACTCAATCTCAGGATAATCATAACGTCCTACAAAACTGATATCATTACTATCGATAGGTTCTACGTTAACATATCTTTCGCCTAGGTTATGATTTACAGTCCAAACAGTTGAGGGTGAAGACTGAGTATGAATGAATGTGCCACCGGTGGGACCAGTCGCGCCTTGGGCGCCAGTGGCACCTTGAACACCGACTATCGCCTGTTCCCAACTGCTCGTTGACTCATTATAATATTTTAATACGCCCATAATATGTTATATTTATATACCTATAATTTGATCATGCATAACTTGCTCCAACAGTATACCACTGAGTGGAACTTATAGCATAATATTGTAAAGATGAATTTGCTGTGTGAGTATATCCTGCATTTGTTGCTAACCCATTAATGGCTGCACCGGCTGCTGGATATACATTCATATCTGTTACTGTTGTATTATTGACTATCAATACCATTCCTGTGGTTGCTGTAGGCAATCTTACACCTTGTCCCACACTTACTGATGTTACTACATTGATATCTTTTGTCAATGCTGTAGCATCACCTTGCACAGTACCTGCCGCGCTAACAGTAGCGTCAACACTTCTTATGTAGTATGACTGAGATACTATGTTACCTGCTAATGTTAATGTATCAGTGTTTTTATTGTATGTGAAACCTGAGTCGCCGGTTTGTACGCCGGCGTCATTAAATTGAACTTCTGTATTTGCACCACCTACGGAACCTGCGGGGCCAGTAGCGCCGGTAAGACCTGTAGCACCAGTCGCTCCGCTTCCAGTAGCACCTGTCGGGCCTGTAAGACCTGTAGAGCCTGTGTCGCCAGTAGCACCTGTAGCACCAGTTGGTCCACCACTAGGTCCTGTCGCACCTACGCTACCGCCCGATGATATGGCTGCATATCCTGTGACTGCTGTACTGAATGTTAGTGTTAATGAGTTGTTATCAATGAATGCGATTGTTGGATAATCATAACGGCCAACGTAACTCACGTTAGCACTATCTACTGGTTCTACGTTTACATATTGATCGTTGAGATTGTGATTAACTGTCCATGTTGTTGAAGCAACACCTTGAGTATGTAAGTATGTTGCACCAGCAGGTCCGCTTGCCCCTGCTGGTCCTGTAGCACCTGTAGGACCATTTATACCTGCAGGTCCTGTTGCTCCAGTAGAGCCAGCACCTGTAGCACCAGTAGCGCCTGTTGGGCCACCTGAAGGACCTGTTGCCCCTTGTGGGCCAGTTGCTCCTTGAGGACCTCCTGATGATATAGCGGCATATCCTGCTGTAGCAGTAGAGAATGTAAGTGTTAACGCATTTGCGTTAGCAAAGTTAATTGTAGGGTAATCATATCTTCCTACAAAACTGTTTCCTGTGCTATCGACAGGCTCTACGTTAACATATTGATCATCTAAATTATGATACACCGTCCATGTTGTTGAGGCTACTGCTTGTGTATGTAAATATGCTGTGCCGGTAAGACCAGTAGCACCTTGTGCTCCTGTAGCACCCGTAGCACCTACACCATCGATGCCTGCTGTGCTTGTATCATACCAAAGTATGTCAGTGTTTAAAGGAGGGGTGGGGCTTTCAACAATGCCAGCAACACCCGTTGCTCCAGTAGCACCTTGTGGTCCTACTGCACCATCTAAGTTGATCTCCCATGCATTAGGTCCACCATATGTGCCTGAACCGCTAGTTGACAAAACATTTACTATCAATACACCAGTAACATCATCGTATGATGTAACTGCACCAGTCATAGTTTTATTCACTGCGTTAGCGATAACAACTTCTTGTGCTGTTGAATAGGCTAGATTAGGATCTACTATTAAAGTTTTTGATCCAGTGCTTATAGTTAATGAAGTAACGCTAGTTGTAGCATAGATATCACCTGCATCGCCTTGTGGGCCTGTCGCACCTGTCGCGCCAGTCGCACCGCCGTTAGTCCATGTTAAGTTACCTGTACCATCAGTAGTCAATACTTGATTGTTTGAACCACCTAATATTGTTAAGTTAGCGACTGGACCTAAGTTAGCAGATTGAGTGATGAAAAGATTATTACCTTGTAGATTATTTGCCTCTACACCATCTGTAGCATACAAGTCATCAGTGATAACACTACCATCAACACCCATACCATTCGATGTGAATGTGACAATATCTTGACCAGTAACTGTAACGATAACGTTGCTATTCGCTATAGGTATATGAACGTTTGTTGACCCTTTTGATATGTAACTACCGGCTGATACGTTAAGATTGCTTATATTAGAACCATCACCATAAAGATATGATGCAGTCAAATTACCGGTAACAGTTAAATTATTAGTTGAGTCGTTAAATGTAAAATTAGAACTGGCTCCGAAGTCACCATTGCTATTATATTGTACTTCTGTATTATTACCTGCAACTTGTTCAAAATCTACAGGATTACCATTAGCATAACGATAATCATCAGTCCATACAGCACCGGCTTTGACATTACCGGTAACGTTTGTGTTTTGTATATTTGCAACATTTGCTACTAAAGTATTAGTCACATTTGCTGTCACGAATGTAACATTTCCTGTAGCATTGATATTATTTGCTATAAGATTATTTGAAATGTTAGCATTAGGAACATTGAGTGATATGTTACCTACAATATTAGCGGCAGTTAATGTATTTGTTATATTGGCATTATTTGCTATTACTAAATTACCAATAAGATTATTTGATGCGTTGACATTACCATTTGTAATGTAAACATTAGGAGCAACGTTAGCAGTACCGATGTACAGCGAATTACTTATAAAAGTATCATCACGCAAATCCACATACAATGTTTGTATAGCATTGTTTACAGTAGTTGAATAACCTAGACTGTTTGGTGCTAAACCTACTTCTAGAGTAGTTGTAGTTACGTTTAATCTTGAAAAATCTGCTGAGAGTAATACATTACCCGTGGACTGATTAACGGAGATGCCCGCTTGCTTTGTTCTATTGATGGATAGAACACCCTGAGAATTCTGTAATCTGAAAAGTTCGGAGAAATTATCCTGTGTCTTTTGAAACGCGGCGCGTATCGCGTCTGCGTCTGGATCATCTGGAAAACTACCGAAGTCAATGTTTCTTTGTGCCATTTAACCACTCACCGTTAATCTAGTATTTATCGTTCTGGGATAAAGTAAAACGCCAAAAAAAATACCCGACGTGTGCCGGGTATTCTCTGTTGCTATTATACAATAGCCTTATTACTGACCAAGACCTGCAAGTCTTCTGAACTCAGCGAAATCTTCATCTCCTGTGCGCTCTTTATCACCTGCAAGTACAGGGATAGTTTGCTGACCAGTTGACTTAGGCTTGTTCAAGCCACCTGAGATAACTTGAGTCATGAATTCTATATCACGTTCAAATGTCTGCTGTGTACCGTCTTTACCCGCATCATTTGCCCACTCATCGACTTTTTCTTTCTTGTCTTTCTTGTCATCGTATTCGATGTCTTTCTTTACTTTTTCGCCGGCTTTTTCTGCTTTGTTGTCATCTTTACCTTTATGATCTTCATCATATTCGATATCTTTAGCGACTTTCTTAGCAGCCTTTTCTGCCTTGTCATCTTTCTCACTAGTTGACTCTTCAGCAAGCCATGCTAATTTCTTGTATAGATTCAAGAAACTTGTTCTTGATTCGCTCATTGCTTCTTCTTCCTCTTCGGCTGCATCTGCTGACGCTACTGCATCAGCCGCTAATGGATCGCTTTCCATACCGTCTTCGTTAGTCGCTCCACCTTTGGCTGACCCACCTGCTGCCAACGCTGAATCAATTTGTGCCGCGGCTTCTTGACCTTGCTCATAACCTTCTCCGTCATCTTCTGCGACTTGATATTCCATCTGGTCTTCTGATTCTACTTCATCAACCATCTCTTTACCTTCGCCGCACTTATGACCTGCTTCCATCATGCCACCGCACTCGTTGCAAGTTTGTTCTTGAGCGTGATCATGTCCTTCTTCATCTTTATAGTCATCACCACCTGACATGACTTTTAACAAGCCCATCATGCCGCCTTTATCGTCATAGCCACTGAACTTAGGTGCACCATAGTCACTCATCGCGACTGCTGGCTCTGCTGGACTGTCTAGTTGCTGTTCGCCACCGAGACCACCTAGACCAACTTGCTTAATGAATGCCAACAACTTACCAGCATCATCACCTGTTGCTGAAACGCTTACTGAATCATCACCCATGCCATCATCTAAACCTTGTGACATGTTGACGCTTAGACCTTCGCTTACGACGTTTTCATTCAATAGATCATTCAACTGCTTGTCTAATGATTCGAATGCAAATGCATCTGTTTCTAGTACATCTTTGTCATGCATAGTCTGACCAAATGCTTTGAATGTGTCACCGGGTGTCTTCATGGCTTGTTGCTTCATGTAAGCAGTTTTGTCCATCTCGCCCAGTGCGCCTTCTTCGGCACCATAACTTGCCATATCATCGACAACATCTTGTCCTGATTCGATCTCGCTTACTACAAGACCGCGATTTGGCATCAAGCCATAGCACTCATCGATGCCTTCTTTGAAACCTTCGTGATAACGACGGTGTTCATCACTGCCTTCGTTATAGCGGCAAGCATAATTTGACTTGCTCAATCCGTGTGATTTGCCTTCGTGATAGGCTGCTTCTAATGTATTCATTGCTTCGTCTACCTTCTTTTTCTTTTCATCTTTTTGATGCGATTTTACTTTTTCTTCAGTTTCTTTTTTGTCTTTATTAGACTTATCTATATTTTTTTGAAACTTACCTGCAAAATCTTTTTTCGCTTCTAATGTTTTTTGACTACGACCAGCGCCTAATCCAGCACCGTAGTCTGGACCTGCATGTGGAATTTCTGCTTCGTCAGTTTTCTTAATTGACTTAGCAATGTCGTGTGCTTTAGTGATTGTTGATTTCTTTAATGGTGGTTTATCACCTGCTGATTTCATGGCTTGTGCCATGCCTACAGCATAAGGATTCTTTGCCTTCTCGTCAACTTGAACTTCATCTAGTTTGTCGTGCTTTGCGCGAATCTGTGCCATCTTTTCTTTGCTTGCGCCATCGCGACCTGCCTGTTGTAGAGCAGCCATGCCTTCTTTGCCATACTTCTTTTTACCTAAGTATGCTTGAAGACCACTTTCTTCTACTGATGCTTCGTCAACTCCGCCCTTCCAATCTTTCTTGGCACGGATGGCGAACATGATCTGACGCATTCTCTTAAAGCCAGGAGTACCTTCTTTGTGTGGGCCACTCTTCTTTAATTTAGTAAGCATTGATTTCAATTCTTCAACACTCTTACCTGCATATTGACCAGTTGGCTCCACCTTAGCATCGCCGGCCCATTTCTCATCAAGAGCGTCTTCTTTCATTTCGTCTCCGGCTAGTGACATCTCACCTTTACCGATCGCTGATTTGATTGTTGCGGCAAGTGCAGGATTAGTTACTGAGCCAATCACTTCATTACCTTTTTTAATAACTTGTGCTGATTGTTTTGCAGGTTCAATAGTCAATTGATCTGCTTCGTTAATCATATTCTTGTCGATGGTTTCAAACCAATCTTTCAAAGATTTCTTTTTATCTTTAGCAGCCAATGCCGCTTTCTTAGCACGTTCTGCGGCTGCTTTTTTATCGTGTGGCTTGTCAGAAGATTTAGCATCTTTATCATATGCATCTTCTTCATTAACCATTTCTAGAAATTTTCTAAAATCCATGATCGGTTCCTCTTATACCATTGCGCCTGTTTTTGGCTTTTCTGGACGTTTGATATTTGTCATAGGACTCTTATCACCCATGCTCTTGTCATCTAAATAAGGCTTGAATGGATCAAAACTGTCCGGTGTTTCTTTCGCTGAATAAGGAATCATTATCTGTGAATCCTTGCTCTGTTCTTTGATACTACTTAGATATGAATCAGCATAATCTTTATTTGCCTGATCTGCTCCGCTAATCTTATCAAAATCTTTTGTGTTAGGATTCATTTGATTAGCATATTCTTCTTGTTCGCGATTGATGCTATCGTCATATTTGCTATCAACCAAACGAACATAATTCAAATTATAGCCTAATAATTGTGCCAACTGTTGTACCATTGGCTCAGTGCATGGATAACGGAACTTGCACTTTAATAGTGTCACTGGTTCGTTATGTACGCCAGGAAATCCATATGGGTCTTTAGCAATAGGAAGTGTCTTAGGAGTGATTGGTCCTGCTGGTTCAAACTTCTTTAAATTGAATATGAACAAATCTAAGAAGTTCTTATCCACTTCACCCGCGATCTTAATAGTGACATCATATAGATGTACGCTTTCAGCAATGTATTGTTTTAGGCTTTTCATATCTTATAATTCCCGTATCTAATATTTATCATTTATCCGTCTTTTTGTCAAGAAGTGCCTTGAGTATCTCATTACGATCAAGTGCTTTACCCTCACCTAACGGAGTGTTGTCTATCTCTTTGTCTTTGCTAGATTGCTTCTGGTCTAGCGCGGCCTTCTTTAACTGCAACTCAATCATCTTGAGTTTTTTGCTTACTTTGGCTGTTTTTGCTGTGATAGCATGTCCTAGCATAGTTCCTGCAACACCGAAAATCTCGCTACTAAAGCGACTATCTACTTGCATTCCTAGATCCATCAAGTCCTTATAACTGTTTTGTGCTAGGTTGGCTAGTTCGTCCATCTCTACGTCAGCGGTTTCAAGACCCCTGACTTGAGGTAATGCATTTTCGATCTTTTCGAGGTTATTGAGTGCAGATACCGTTACTTCCTGAGTCTCAGGCGGTAACTGAAACTCTTCGGTACTCTCTTCAGATTGAGAGAGATTGAATAATTCTTCAAGTTTTCTGGTCATGCATTATTTATTTGCGTTTGCCCTTGTAGAACAAATCATCTTCAGTAACTACTCTAAATGTACAACCTATCCTTTTACAATAGGCCATAGCAGCCGCCCATTTTGCATGATTCAATGCTACCGTGACTCTTTCTCTTGCACTAGCCACTCTGCTCTCAATGAGACTTTGTTTTTTGGGTTTTATCTCTACTATCTCTGCTCGTTGATGACCTAATCTATCTTGGTATAAAACAAAAAAGTCAGGTATATAAACAGTCTGTTTACCCGTCAGTGGATTCCTGTAGGGTATTTGTATAGATTCACTAGCCCACTGTAATACGCTATCGTGGTTATCACAAAACATCATAAATGTTAATTCCCAACCTGAACGATATTTAGGCACTGTTTTGCCTACGTATTTGTGTTTGTTCTTTACTTGGTATTTACCTTGTGCGTAATTAGCCATGTCATAAAACTACGTTACGTGCCACTGGTTGTACAGGTCTGGGTATAGTTGCTACCCCATAAAGGCTTGTTTTTGATTTAAAACTATTTAGGTAGTATGCGAGATATTGATTTACTTCTAGTTTATTTTTAGTTGTGCCTTTAATATTTTCTAATAATGTTATTGCGTTTATGCCTGATTCTTGTGATACTCTAAAAAAGAATGCTGTAAAATTTTGTGCTATTGATTCTGTCTCGCATACACTTTTAAAATAACTTAATACTATATCATATTCATTTGTAGGTACTGTGACAGCGACATTGTAAAAATTATCAAAAATCTTTACTGTCCTGTCAATGCTTTCGGTTTGTGTTACTATTAATGCCATGTCTTATTTATTATTGTAAGTAGTTCTTACTTGAACTCCTGCATTAGAGACAGGAGTTACAGGGTTCGGAGTAGGAGGATTGCTGATAGTAGGTGCACCGGCAGTGCCTACTGTATAAGGAGTGACTGATTTATTAGGAATGTCGAATAATATATTTCTATTTTTACTGATAGGGCTACCGAACTGCCATGCTGCCTGTGCTACCATGTTTTCGAGTTCTGCTTTTGCTGTTTGTTTCAAGTTGATATTTTTAAACGTATTATATGCTGTGCCTGCTGTACGTAGTGCGCCTAAAATATTACCATCGCTGAAACTTTTAACTGCGCCACCGGCTGCATCAACTAATCCACCTTGACCTAATATGCTACCATTGGCTCCTGGCATCATGATAGGACTTGGTTTTCTATCGTATGTTGCTGGATCACCAAAACCTGTAACTATATCGCCGGGTGCTCTACCGTCAATAGCACCTTCATTGTAAACTACAGTTTCATAATCTACTGTCATTTGATTTTGCATGACTCCTGCACCATCAGCATAACTGTATGTGTCATGTGCAAAGTTAGTTATAATAGGGTTTATTAAAGTATAAGCAGTGAATGCATGTTGATTGAAACCAAACACTGTAATGTTCTTAAAGAAAGGAACCTTGTGTCCAAATTTTGGAGTAGCGGTCTCGCCGATATAACCCCAATTATCATTTCCGCTTATGCTATCGTCATAGATATTTGTTATATTATAATCTGCGTTAGTAGTTTGTGCAGAACTGCTATTATCATTATTAGGTGGTATCGCGCCTCGCTTACCTAAAAATACAGTAGGTTTAGTTGCATCTGCATAATAATACGTATAATAATTATACCACATTCTATTGATGAGGTTGTCATTATCATCATGAAAACTTATGTTTACAGGGTCGTATTTTATTTTAGTCTGTACGATACGTTTACGATTATATTGATTGAGTTGTATTGTGTTAAAACCATACGAGGGAAGTTTTACATCTTTAACTAATAAACCTATATTTTTATCTACTGAATCTGGCCACGCTTCGACATTGATGTTAAAGTAGGTATGAAATATGAATTTATATTTAGGAGCGTTTTGATAACTATTAGTCCTAAATGTTTTTGCGGCGTGCCTATAGTCTCTAAGGTAATCGCTGCCGAAGACTGCTCCGGCAGCGCCTTTAAGTAGGTCTTGAATAAATCCAACCTGCACCAGGAGACCCTAACTATTAGTTAGGCGCCAAGGCCTGTTACTGAATCGCCAGTCAAGATTCTTCCGATACTTGCACCAACGCCAGAAGCGAGTGGTGATTGTATTGCGTTGTCATAACGTAATGTCAATGCTATCGTTACAGCCTCGTTAGTACCATAGTTCAATGTATTGTAGTTTACAGTCTGTACAAAGCAACCATATAGTTCCCATGTTTCTAAGACTACTGGTGCAGTAGTACCGTTACCACCATCTAATATTTCGATGTTAGTCTGGAACTTATAGTCTTGACCAGTTGCCGCAGATGCTTGCTCTACGAAATCTAATTGCTTTTGAACTTGTTGTCCAACTGCTCTTGAAACTGTACCTGATGCATCATCACGAACGTTTACTGTGATAGGCTGCCATGCATACTTACCAGCAAGATACAATGTTGAGTTGTAAACTGGAATTGTGATTTCTTGGAACTGTATCTGGGGTCTTGCCACGTCAATAACTTGCTTAGTTAACGCTAGACCGCCGGCCGCATCGACGCCAAAGTTCAAGAAATTAACTCTGAAGCGATATTGTAGTTTTGGCATCAACAGGCCCTGATTGCCTCCGGCATTATCAGATGCGACTGTCATGTTAAACAATGATTGTGAGGCTGTTGCCATTTGTAAATTCTCCTACTTTATAGTATTTATCATAAGTGAGAGAGCCTCTTAGAGACTCTCTCTATCTTTTTTATTATGCTCCTGACAACTCACCTGTGTTCAAGATACGAACTGGGATGTAGATGAATTCAGCAGCCTTGACAGGCTCAACTGCGACATCGACCCACAATTCATTGCGATCTATTCTAGCAGGGGTGTTGTTTGATTCATCGCAGACTACCAAGTAGTCATAGATGCCTCGTTTAGCAACAAGATCAACGAACAACGATTCAACAACGCCAGAAATTTGCTGACGAGTCAATGCATCGTTTGGTTCGAATACGAACGGTCTTGCGGCTATAGTCAATTGACGACGGATATAAGCGACCAAACGTGCTACGTTTGTTCTATCCAATGCGCTTTGACTATTGAATGATGTCTTGTTACCATAGTTCAACAATCCATTGCCAGTGAAGAACACTAGTGGGTTGATGAAGTTGATGTAGAGAACATCACGTATACCGATACGTGTCTTGATGACTTGGAACTCACCAGTTGCACGATCCAAGTAACCGATATTCAATGCGTTGTCGATGATACCACGACGAGTACCTGCTGCCGCTAACCAAGGATAAGCGACTGTATCGTTACGCAAGAATGTACGCAACATCATGTGTGATGCTGGAACTGCTACTTCGTTACCGCTCAAGTCATTTGCAATTCCACTTGGGTAGAACAAGCCTAGATAAGTGTTGCGTGTTACACAACCATCTTCACCTGTGCTTGTTGCACCTGCGGCATTAGTTGCCCATGCTTGAATTGCTGTTGCATCATCAGGTAATCCCATTGGAGTGTCACCCAAGATGTAACCTGTCTCACCGCGATCACTATTCAACACAACCATGTTAGGTTGTAGTTCTGGATAGTTAGGTGTTGCCATCAAGTTGAAATAGTTGTCTTCATCACGTATTGCAGTATTAGTGTCTACTACAGAACGCATTGCTGA